TACAAGAATTCATAGTTATGAATACATACATACACCTATTTATAAAAATAATACATTCACAAGATTGCTAAAAAACAAAAAGTCAAATATGTCCCCAGATTTGAATAGTATACCTCATTTCTGGACTCAAGGGAGAAAGAGGAGTCACCATATGTAAGGTTTCATCAGTATTCAAAACCATAGTACCAAACTCAGGAACAACAACTTTCCAATTATTATGGTCAGTCATATATTCTTCATTTTGACTATTCCAATCAATATCTTTATTATAATAAAGAAAAATTCCACCCCAATCAATATCCCAATATTTATTAAGATAAATCGTAGCAGCAAAGTTATATCCGTGATCTGTATGTTTTGAAATCCCAGAATAAGGTTGCCAGATATAAAACATTGTTGAAATATTGGAAGCAGTTGGTGGTAAGTAACTACCAACTTGATTTAGAATCATATCTCTTGTTTTATCACTAGTTGATGTGACAATACAAGAACCAGATATTGATTTCTTAATACCTTCAGACCAAAAGAGAGTGCTAGATTGCCATATTGGTGTTTTCTCTAATTCTTTAATTTGCTTTAAACAATAAAAAGAAAAATCTTCTTGAAGAGCATTTTTAATTACTTTCATTATCAAATAACATCAATTTCTTGATCTCCAAATCCTTTATCTTCCATTGACAAGTATTCAAGTTCTCCATCACCTTCCTTAACATCAATCCATTCGGAAAACTCTTCAGAAATTGCAACAGCATTCAGATAAGATTCTGTACAATCAACTTCAGTGAGATGTTCAATTCGTTCAATACACCAATCTCTAACTTGTACGACTGGTTCAATCTGAGTTTCCATAATAATCTTTTCGGAAGTATCTGCTGAGGATGTTGCTATTGTAGTATGCAGGTTCTCCGTTGTCAAGAGATTCGGTGAGGACATTATTGATGAATAGTCTTCGAGTCTCTTCGAAGTTTGTTTTGCCTTTTGTTTTATGTAATGATAGGATAGTTCGACTAAAATTTTGTCTGCCAATTTTGTCAATATCCTCTTTAAGTTCCGGGCAAGACCCATAATAATCCTTCCAGTTTGATTCCGATTTTACTTTACGTTTTTTACCTTTTGGAGTTCTGAACTGCCACAGATATTTTCTACCGATGTATTTTTTAGCATTGATTGTATTCTCAATCAAATAAACAAATCCATAGTAGTCACCAATGTCTTCAGAGGTAAAGGGCACTCCATTATAGAGCCAAGGATTCTCATAGTCAATATCTATACTCATCAATTATATCAAGGACTTCGTTTAAGTATTTATTGGCGAGTCCTTTGGAGTCCCAACCTGGTTGGTCCTTATACAATCTATCTTTTAGTCTTAACACACGAACTTTCATTTCGTCTTTGGTAAGTTGATTTTTAGGCATAAAAAAGAGGAGAATTACCTCCTCTATCTATGACGTTTATTCACTTTCATCTAACTTTTCCAACCAAATATAAGAATAATCATGGTCTCCAAAAAGCACATCATCATACTCTGCTGCTTGTCTGTATGCGTTCAGAATTTCCTCTTCACACCATTCATCATAATTGGAATCCTGAGAAAGTATCTTTGGTAACATCTTGTTTAATTCCTCCAACGATGTAACTCTCTACCTCTGTTTCTTGTGGAGCAACTTGAAGTCCTTTAGATGAAATCCAATTCTGTGTCCAAGGAAGTGGATTATTTGCTGCTGAGATATCATAAACAGGTCTAAGACCAATTGATTTCATACGGCGATTTGCAATCCACTCAACATACTGTTGAAGCAATTTATCATTCAAACCAATCATAGAACCGTCTTTGAACAAATAATCTGCCCAACGCTTTTCTTCATTCACAGCACGGTCAAACATCGCATAAACCCACTCTTCCTCTTCTTTAGCAATCTGCTTCATCTCAGGATCGTCACCTTCCTTCCACTTATTCAGAATGTTCTGAGTGATGGCAAGGTGTTGATTCTCATCACGAGCAATCAAAGAAATAATCTTGGCAGATCCTTCCATAAGTTTTAGTTCACCAAAAGCAAAACTACAAGCAAAGCTTACATAGAAGCGAATACCCTCAAGAATATTCACGTTTGCTACAGCACGATAAAGTTTTCTCTTTACCTCCTTAAGAGACTCCTGAGCATACGAAACACCCTCAAGACGATGCTTCCATTGATCAGAAACACCATAAAAATGTGCGGAGTTAATGAAGTCATTATAAGACTCTGTAACGCTCTCAGCACGCTCTAGAATGCGCTGGTCGCCAATGATAGTATCAAATACCACTGAAGGGTCAGAATAAACATTCTTAATGATGTAGGTATAAGAGCGTGAGTGAATCATCTCCATAAAACCCCATACTTCCATACACGCTTCCAATTCAGGAAGAGAGCAATAAGGAATAAATGCCATACCAGGACCACGACCCTGAACAGAATCAAGCATAATCTGATACTTCAAGTTAGAAGTATAGATATGCTTCTGCTCAGGGCGAAGAGTTTGATAATCTCCACGGTCCTTCTGAAGGGAGACCTCCTCAGGTCTCCAGAAGTATCCTAATTGTTGGGTAGTGAGTTTGTCGAAAACTGGATATTTGTAAGAGTCATATCTCTGAACTCCCAAAGGTTGACCAAAAAACATAGGTTGTTTTTTTGTATTCACTTGCTCAGTATTAAAAACCGTAATTCCTTTCATTTCATTCTTATCTTTGGTTGTTAGAAAATCGTATTGCATATGTCTCCTGAATTAAATCTTACAGCTTTCACAATCGTCTTCTTCAGACTCCATAATATCATTTAGTAAATTTTTCAGTTCCGATTTTTCATCAATAACTTCATCATTTTTTCTATCATAAGTGTTTTGATAGTAACTTGTTTTCCAACCATACTTAAATGTAGTAAGGAAATCCTGTGCCATCACAGAAACAGGAACTTCGTTATCTGGATAATTCTCTGGATTATAAGACCAGTTTCCACTGATTGCTTGGTCAAAATACTTTTGCATCATAGCAACAATATTAATATAACCACGATTAGACTCCATATCCCACAAAAGCGTATAGTTGTTCTTGAGAGTATGATACTGCGGAACAATCTGTTTGAGAACCCCTTTTTTGGATTTCTTAATGGACAAGTAATCTCTAGGTGGTTCAATTCCATTAGTTGCGTTTGACACAACGGAACTGCTCTCCGATGGCATCTGTGCGGACAGTGTTGAGTGCCTGAGACCGTGCTCCAGGATGGATGCTCTAAGACTTTCCCAATCATGCTGCAACTCTAAGTTTGAAATTTCATCTACATCCTTTTTGTATGTATCAATAGGGAGAATCCCATCAGCATACTTAGTACGACCAAAATCACTACACCATCCCTTTTCTTTGGCAATCTGATTGGATGCCTTGAGGAGGTAATACTGGAAAGATTCTGATAAACCATTTACAGCATCCCAAGCCTCCTGTGAATCGTATTTAAATCCAAGTTTCGCCAAATAGTGGGCAAGACCAATAAAACCTACTCCAAGCGATCTACGCGCCTTTGTAGCGCGTTCTGCTGCCTTTACAGGATACTTCTGATAATCAATCAGTTCTTCCAATCCACGAACAGAAAGTTCACAAAGTTCTTCAAGTTCTTCATCAGATTTTACTTTACCAACATTAATGGCAGAAAGAATACAAAGAGCAATCTCACCCATTTCATCATCAATATGTTGAATAGGATCTGTAGGTAGAGTAATTTCTTGGCAAAGATTACTCATATTCACTTTATCCTTAAAGGAAGAATGTGAATTACAGTGATCAATGTTCATAATATAAAGTCTACCAGTCTCTGCCCTCTCCTTTAGAATATCAAGAATGAGTTCTTGAGCTCGGATAGTCTTTCTTGGAACAGATTGATCTCGTTCATAAGATACATATAACTCGTCAAATCTATCAGTGCCAAAAGCATCATACAAACCAGGAACGTCGTGCGGAGAGAAAAGTGTGATGTCTTCGTTACGGATGAATCGTTCATAGAAAAGTTTGCTAATTTGAATTGAGTAATCTAATTTACGAACACGATTATCTTCAGTTCCTTTATTATTTTTCAGGACAATAATATCTTCTATTTCTTGGTGCCAGATTGGGAAGTGGACAGTTGCTGATCCACCTCGGATGCCATTTTGAGTGCAGCATCGGACAGTTGCTTCAAACTTCTTGAGGAAAGGGACAACACCTG